AAGGAAATAGGGCACTACCAGGCAGCCGCAGGGCCATTTGCAGCATGGGCTGACCTGGCTGAGTCCACCGAGTTCAACAAGGCATCACACGGCTACCCGGTGGATGCGCCATTGCTTCGAACCGGCGATATGCGCGATGAGATAACGCATAACGTGGAAGGCCTGGAAGCTGCGATTGGCGCGAAGGACAACGGGGCCGGGAAAATCCTGCAGTACCACGAAGTGGGCACATCAAAAATGCCAGCCAGGCCAGTTCTTGGCCCTGCGATGTTCAGATCCAAGGATTTCATTATGCGAGCAATTGGGGCAGCAGAGGTCTCTGCGCTGTTGGGCGGCAGCAGGATACACCCGTCGCTTGGCTACGAGGACTAAAACAGCGAAGAGACAATAGCATAGATGATGGCGCAGAAGGCCACAAAAGCCAGGCCAGCAAACACCAAGGTTACGGAAGACATGGTGAACAGCAGCAGCCCGTTCTGAATGCGATCAATCTTGTCTTCTTTTGTCATCGGATCTGAGTGGGCGGGTTTTCGAACGTTGCGCCAATCTCTCGGTGTTTCTCGTTGGGGCGCTTCCTCCACCTTGTCACCATCCCATTGCAGAACGCGGAATCGTTTTGTCATTTATGGATACTCTTTTCGGATAAATCATTATGGCATTCGAAGCCTATTCCGTCGCGGTAAAGCTATCGCTTATCAATAATGTCACATCAGGCCTGTTGCTGATTAGCAAAAACCTGCAGTCCGCCAACATGGATGCCAAGGCCCTGCAGAAAAGCATGGGCGGCATTGCAAAGCAGATGGCGATTGGCGGGGCGATGTTTGCCGGCGGCCTGGGCATTGCTGCATTGTTCAAGAAGCCACTGGAAGAAGCCGAGAAGTATCAGACCGCGCTCACACGCTTTAAGCAGATGAACCTTGGCGAAGCGGTGAATAAAGATGCCGACAACATGGCTCGCCATGCTAACGCTTTCGGTACATCTGCCACGGAAATGATGAATACGCTACGAGATTTGCATGCGGCGTTCGGGTCATATGATGAGGCCAAGCACTTTGCCCCGAAAATTGCGGAGTTGAATGCGGCCAACAGTGCAATTTATGGAAGTGGCCACGGCATAGACGAAGGTGAAACCAAGGCCCTAGCAAAAGTCATTGAAATGCGAGGAGGCACGGTTAGCCCTGCCGCATTCAATCGTGAGCTGGATCTAATGCAGCGCATGAAAAACTCCACTGGCGGTGTGATCGATGCAAAGGGGCTGCGCGCCTTTATGTCTACTGCCGGCATTGCGGGGCGATCTCTCAGCGACGGTGGCATGCAGAATCTTTCTGGCCTCATTGTTGAGATGGGGGGGAACCGTGCCGGTACCGCCTTGATGAGCATGTATCAGAACTTGATCGCAGGGAGAACAACCAAAAAGGCCATGGCGGAGATTGCCGGTCTTGGGCTTGGTACTTTGTCAGAAGTGTCCAAGGGGAAGGTTGGGCACAAGAAGCAAACCACTACAACCCTAAAGAGCATCAAAGGCGCTGACGAACTAAAGGCTGACCCGGTCGGATGGATAAAAGATATTCTTCTGCCGCAGCTGAAATCCAAGGGCATTACCGACCAGTCAACGATCCTGAAGACGATAAACGACATAATGTCGAATCGCACTGGCGCGAACCTGGCGTCAATCTCGGCTACGCAGCTGGGTGTGATCAGGAAAGATGCCGCAAACGCCAGGAATGCCCATGGCGTCGATGCGACTATAGCAGACGCCAAGCAAACACTTCAGGGCAGGATGACCGATCTGTCTGCGAAGTGGTCCGGTGTGATGTTGGAGCTTGGCGTAACGGTGTTGCCTTTGGCCATTTCCGCTGCAAGTAAGCTCATCCCAGTACTGCAATCCACATCAACATGGATTCAGAAAAACAGCGGGGCGGTGAAAATATTTTCTGGGGCGTTGCTCGGGCTATCGGCCTTCCTGGTTGGAGGTGGCCTGATCAATATGTTCTGGGCGGCCGGACGTGGATTTGGTCTGCTTTATACCGTTTTTGGGAAATGGCCTGGCCTTCTTCAGTTGGTCATAGGAACAGCGGCACGGAGCGCTAGCGCTATTAGCAGTCTGTTTAGTCTTGTTGGGGTGGGGATGAGGGGTCTTGGGATAATTTTTCTAAACTTCGGTCGGGCGTTAATGGTGAATCCTATTGGTTTGGCCATCGCTGCAGCATCCATTGCACTCTATTTGGGATATAAAAACTGGAGCACGATATGGCCAAAGCTCAAGAAAATATGGAATGAAATGCCCCAGACATTAATGGATGCATGGAACCGGGTGAAAAGCTTCTTTGGCATGGGGGATAAATCTCCCGAGGTCCACTATAACGCCAAGGGTGGAACCTTTGTCCAAGTCCATACAACCACCAATCTTGATGGCAAAAAAATGGCCGAGACTGTTTCAAAGCACCAGGGGCAGGCGACCAATGCCGCCAACTCAGGCGGTCGCCACGATGGCGGTATAGCAATGCCAATGCCAGCATCCATGCGCTAAATAACACTTCTGGCGGTTTCTCTCATCAGCCCTACGGTCTCCGTGGGGCTTTTCTTTTGGTGCCCCAATGACGCAACTCGTTCTAGGCGATTTCGTGTTTCAGGACATGGAAGTCCCCGAAAGCCTGCCGTTTGGCGGTGGACAGATGCTTTCTGTTAAAAAACTGGTGGGCGGAGCTCGCGTTATTGACGTAATGGGGGTTGATCCTGACCCAATAGAGTGGACAGGGTTCTTTTTCCCGACTTCAGACGGATCGTCGGCGCTCGACCGTGCAATGCAGGTCCAGGAGCTGAAAGATTCTGGAGTTACTCAGCTGTTGTCGTTCGATGAACTGCTGTTTAACGTGGTTATTCGTGAGTTCAAACCGAATTACAAACTAGGCCATATACCGTACAAGATCACGCTGGAAGTCCTAGAGGATCTGTCTTCGGCAGGGGCAACTGACGCATTAGGTAATATTGACGATGACATCAGTGATGATATGTATGCTGCGAACACGCTTGCCGCTGACGTACCATCGATCACCAGCTCCGTAAGCACGCTAGTTAGTGACATCAATGCTATTGGCTCACTTGTTAGTGCGGCTTATAGCGTTGTAGCTCCGCTGATTCAGTCTGTTTCGGCCATTATTTCTAATGTTTCGACACTATCCCTCTCGACTGATGAAACGCTGGCCAGCGCTAGCGCGCCTGGCGGTATGTCAACTTCGAATACGCCCGCGGTAAATCTCGCGGCGTACGAAGCGCAGCTGGCCGCCAACAATACACAAACTAGCCTTGTTCAGCTTCAGGGTTTGCTCGGGCGAATTCTGAAAAACCTTCAGCTGGTTAATTCTAGCATCAAAACAGTCACTGTTTCTGGTGGGAACCTGTTCGATATTGCGGCAAAGCAATATGGCGACCCAACTGCATGGACGTTAATCGCCAGCGCAAACGGACTCACCGATCCAACTATTACCGGTATTGTCACGCTCACTATCCCTCCATATGTGAGCGGCACCGGCGTTCTTGAGTCTTAGTCATGACACCATTCACAGAATCTACCTCTCGCCGACCGCGCGGGGCGGTTAAGGTCAATGGCGAATTAATAACCGGATGGGTTGAGTTAGAGGTCAATAACGTCGGCTATTATTCAGCCGATACATTCCACTGTACTTTTGCTGGCTCTAAACTTCCCGACGACCGCAATGCCAAGTGGTTTTCGCAGCAGAAGGATCAGTTTGTTGAGTTGTTTATTGGCTTTCCTGCTGATCCGAAAAACTTCAGCTGTGCGGATCTTAAGAGCTGGATTTACGGCCAGGTTGATAGTATCGAAATTGACCCAGTCCGGTATACGGTATCCGTATCTGGGCGTGACTTGACCAGGGTTTTTATCGATGCCAAGACGTCAGAAAAATGGCCAAACCAGACGTCTAGCCAGATTGCCACAGCTCTAGCCAAAAAGCATGGGCTTACTCCGGTCGTTACAGCAACAACAACCAAGGCCGGTAAATACTACTCGATTGATCATGTCCACATTGCTACAGCTCAGTCTGAGTGGGACATCCTGAGTTTCTTGGCTGATTGCGAAGGGTTTAGAGTCTGGGTGCGCGGTCAAAGCCTCTATTTTGCGCCAGCGCCAGATCCGGCGAAAAACGAACC